TAGCATGGGACAAGATAACCTTGCTAAATCTATTATTGCTGATCTCGAAGACAGAGGAGTTAACCCACAAGCTAAAACGCACATCCATCCGATGACGTTGAAGTCTTGGGTTAAAGATCGCATTGAAGCAGGGAAAGATATTGATCTTGACATGTTCGGTGCTTACGTTGGAACTAAAGCTACTACTAGAAAGGTATAAGATAATGAGTACAAATAATCAAGTAACAGAGAAAAAAGAAGCAGGTTTACCTGCTAATCTAATGAGTGAGATGGTTGCCGATTCAGGAGTTGGTCTTGATAATGTGACGGCTGATGATATGCAGATTCCTTTTCTTAGGATTCTACAAGCTTTATCCCCACAGTTAATAAAGACTAACTCAGGCTATATTAAGGGAGCAGAACAAGGAGATATCTTCAACACAGTTACCCATCAGGTATGGAAAGCTGAAGATGGAATTCTTGTTGTACCATGTTATTTTGAACAAAAGTTATTAGAGTTTGTTCCTAGATCGCAAGGCGGTGGATTTATACAAGAGTTAAAGAAGACGGATCCAAATGTTCTTGCGGTGCAGAAAGACAAAGAAACCGGCATGGACATGTTGCCTAGTGGTAATGAACTTGTTCGTACAGGGCAACATTATGTCAAGATCCTTAACGATGAGCTTGGCATGTTGGAACCTGCTATAATTGACATGAAGAAAACTCAGATGAAACGATCTAAGATTTGGGTTACACAAATGTCAATGCAGACTATTAAATTACCAGATGGTTCAGCTAAACCTGCACCTATGTTTTCAACCAAATGGAAATTGAAAACAGTTGCTGATGGTAATGACAAAGGTTCTTGGTATTCATGGCAGATTGAGAAGATCGGATTAGTCGATACTCTTAGTATGTATAATGAGTGCAAAGAGTTTCATGCTAATGTATCAAGTGGAGCCGTAAAATCATCTGCCGTTACTGATGACTTACCTTCTACTAATACAGTAAACGAAGACGAAGTGCCGTTTTAACTGACAAGTTTAGAGCAGGGTCTTTTTTGGATATTATTCCCTGCTCTAATTCTTTAGGAGAGGAAGAGTTAAGATGGATAACGTACAACGATTAATGGATGTGTTTGAGGGTTTTAGTGATGCCCATGGACAAACTAGAATATCTGCTGAAAGAAGAGCGGGTAAACAATCAGCTAATTCTTATATAAAGAGAACTCCTTTAACACAAGAACTCGTCAATGGTCATTTGACAGGTGTTCTTGGAGTAGGCTCAATACCAATCAATGAAAATAATCAATGCAAGTTCGGTGCTTTAGACATTGACATCTATCCTTTGGATCATATTGCATTAGATAAACAACTTAGAAAATTAAAGATACCTTGCGTTGTATGCCGGAGTAAGTCTGGTGGTGCACACATATACTTTTTTATGACGGAATGGATGAATGCAGGAGAGTTTAGAGACAAGGCATCAGAGATAGCTTCGGTCATAGGTCATGGCGGTTGTGAGATATTTCCTAAACAAGAAGAGATATTAGTTGAACGTGGGGATGTGGGAAACTTTATTAATCTTCCATACTTTGACCATGAGATGACAACAAGATATGCATTTAAAGAAGATGGCGAATCAGCTACGTTAGAAGAATTTTTAGATATAGCCGACCAAAGGAAAGTAACTCCTAGTGATTTTAATAAACTACAGGTTGGAAGTAAACAGACGGAACCTTTTCCAGAAAGTCCACCATGTTTAAATGTTATGGCATTGAGTGGTATTGGAGAAGGTGGACGTAATTCTTCTTTATTTAACTATGCTACTATGTTTAAGAAAATGGATCCTGATAATTGGAAAGCTTTATTAGAAAAGTTTAATATAGAATATTGTTCTAATCCGTTATCAGCTTCAGAGATTGTCACAATTCAATCCCAATTAGAAAAGAAAGAATATTTTTACACATGTAATCAAGAACCATTAAAGTCCCATTGCAATAAATCTTTATGTAAGAGAAGAAAATATGGCATAGGAACTACGACTGATGCTGTGGAGATAACAGGTTTGTCTATTGTCAAGTCCGAACCAAGGGTCTTTTTTGCTGATTTAGATGGCAGACGATTAGAGTTAACGAGTTATGATTTACAGTCTCAAGCTAAGTTCCAAATAGCCTGTCTTGAGCAACAAAATTTTATGCCACCACGAGTTAAGGAAGACTCTTGGCAAATATTAATTAATAGTTTGTTGTCAGAGGCTAATGAAATAGAGGTTCCAGAGGAGTTGACATATAAAGGTCAGTTCTTGGATTTAATAGAATCATTTTGTCATGGCAGGGTTCAAGCTGCATCAGCAGAGGAATTATTGTTAGGTAAGCCTTGGGTTATGGAAGATAATGTTTATTTTAAGATAGATTCTTTTGTAGATTTTTTAAGACAAAAGAATTTTACACATTACTCTAAAGGACAAATACAGGAAAGAATAAAAGAAATGAATTCTGGGGATAAATGTAATGCGTCTAAACATTTTAAAACAACAAATGGTGGATGGAAATCAATAAGGGTATGGTGGGTTCCAGACATGAAAGAGCAGGTTGACATACCTAATGTAGAAATTGAAGAAGAGGTGCCTTTTTAATGGAAACAAGTATATTTGGACCACCCGGAACAGGGAAGACAACTAAGTTATTACAAATAATTGAGGATGCTATAGCTGATGGAATTCAACCAGATAGAATAGCTTTCTTATCGTTTACTAGAAAAGCTGCTCAAGAAGCTATTGACAGAGCCTGTGTAAAATTTAATCTCGACCCTAAATATTTTCCTCATTTTAGAACCCTTCATTCGTTGGCTTTTCGTTGGACAGGAATGAAGGCAGAGAACTTAGTTAAACCTGCTGATATGAGGTTCTTAGGTTTAAAGTTAGGTGTTAAGTTTAATAAAGAAGAAAAAATTAACATTGAAGATGGGGATTTATATACACCTGGATCAACGGATGGCGATAAGTATTTTCACATAATGCATTTATCAAGATTAAAAGGAACTTCTTTATTAAAAGAGTTTGATGCTTTTAATGATACAACCTTACATAGAAGTTACGTTACTGTAGTAGAAAAAGCTTATGGTGACTTCAAGAAAGCACATGATAAGATTGATTTTACGGACATGCTTCTTAATTTTTTAGAAATGAAGACTGGTCCAGATTTAGATTTATTAATTGTTGATGAGGCACAGGATTTATCTCCTATTCAATGGAGAATGATTAAGGAATGTTTGTTACCAAACGCTAAGAAAGCTTATTACGCAGGGGACGATGATCAATGTATATTTAATTGGGCAGGGGCAAATGTACTAGATTTTTTAAATGCATCTGAAAATAAAATTATTTTGGATAAATCATACCGAGTACCAAAAACTATACATGAATTTGCTAGAAATATAATTTCAAATGTTACTTTCAGGCAAGCTAAAGATTGGCAACCTCGTGAAGAAAAAGGTGTGTTAAATTTTCACTTCAATATAATGGATGTAGATTTTAGAACCGGAGAGTGGTATATCCTTGCTCGTACAAATAGAATACTTTCAGAAGTTTCAGATAAACTTAAAAATGAGGGGTACATCTTTTGGAGAGAAGGATCTGGTTGGTCGGTGTCTCAAGAAATTATTGATAGTATTGAGGTTTGGGTAAAGTTATGCAAAGGAAAATCAGTAAGAGTACAAGAACTAATAACTTTCTCGAAGAAAACAAAGAAGGACATCATTGGTTATGGTGGAAAAAAACAAATAGAAGGTCTAGACTATGGTCATACATACACACTAAACGATTTATTAAACAGTAATTTAGGTCAAAAATTGAATCTAAACAAAGAGATGACTTGGTGGGATGTTATAAATGTCAGCGAAGAGCAACGAATTTATATTACATCAGCACTCAGACGAGGAGAATCAATTCTATTGGGCACTCCGAGGATTAGGATATCTACAATACACAGATCTAAAGGTGGAGAAGCGGATAACGTAGCTTTATTGTTAGAGACACCAAAAATAATACAAGACAAAGGGGATAAAGATAGCGAACATAGAGTGTTCTATGTAGGGGCAACTCGTGCTAAAAAACAATTACATGTAATAGAAAGTGGGATAAAAAGTGGCTATAAAATCTAAAGACAGAGAATTTTTCTTAAAAGAAGCAGAAGCACTCATCAATGGTCCAAGGGCGAAGGAGTATGGGCCAGCGAGAAAAAATCATAAAAGAATAGCTGATATATGGAGTATACTTTTAGATAAAAAACTGAAAGAACCAATTACTCCGGAAGAAGTTGTGGCTTGTATGATAGGTGTTAAAGTTGCTAGACTTGCCGAAGATATATCTAAAGAAGATTCGTGGACGGATATTATTGGATACGCTGCATTAGGTGGAGAAATCATAAATGACAAGTAATGATCAGTATCACTTTTTAGATCAAGACATAAAAGATATGTCTTGGGGCAATGTAGATTCTGATTGGTCGCCACCAAACACTTTTCCAGACCTTACAAAAGCAACTAGAATTGCAGTTGACTTAGAAACAAAAGATCCAAACTTAATTAAATTAGGACCTGGGTGGTGCAGGAACGATGGACATATAATAGGTATTGCCGTGGCCGCAGGGGATTTTCAAGGTTATTATCCTATACGTCATGCGGCAGGTAATATGGATAAAAGAATTATCTTTAATTGGTTTAAAAAACAAATGGCAACACCTCACATACCTAAAGTGTTTCATAATGCTATGTATGATCTTGGTTGGTTAAGAGCCGAAGGAATAGAAGTACAAGGTAAGATAATAGATACCATGATTGCTGCACCTTTAATTGATGAGAACAGGAGATTCTATAATCTTAATTCATTAGCTAGAGATTATTTAAAAGAATCTAAAAGTGAAAAAGCATTAAGAGCTGCAGCAAATGAGTTTGGTGTTGATCCAAAAGCAGAGATGTATAAATTACCAGCTAGATACGTTGGTGCTTATGCAGAACAAGATGCAGCTGTGACATTACGACTGTACGATCATCTAAGTGTTTTGTTAGATAAAGAAGAATGCTCTTCTATTTTTGAGTTGGAGACTGATTTGCTTCCTGTCATATTTGAAATGAAAACAAAAGGTGTTCGAGTTGATGTTGACAAGGCTGAACAAGTTAAAAAGAAAATGGCACGAGAAGAAAAATTACTTATACAAGAGATAGTCAAGGAAACAGGTGTCACGGTTGAACCTTGGGTCGCTACATCTATAGCAAAGGTCTTTGATTCTGTGGGACTTTCTTATTCTCGTACAGAAAAGTCCGGGGCACCCATGTTTACAAAACAATTTCTCTCTAATAACACGCATCCAATTGCACATAAGATTGCAAAGATAAGAGAACTTAACAAAGCAAACACGACCTTTGTTGAAACTATTCTTAATCATGCTCATAATGGTAGAATTCATTGTGACTTTCATCCCTTGAGAACTGACGATGGTGGTACTGTAACAGGTCGATTTAGTTCTAGCAATCCTAATCTGCAGCAAATTCCTGCTAGAGATCCTGATATTAAAAAAGCAATCAGAGGATTATTCATTCCAGAAGAAGGAACCAAATGGGGGTCATTTGACTATGCTTCACAAGAACCTAGATGGTTAGCTCATTACTGTGCAAATTCAACAGGGGATTTACGACATCCATTAATTGATGATGTGGTTAAAATGTATAAAGAAGGTAAAGCCGACTTTCATCAAATGGTAGCTGACATGGCAGATATAAACAGGAAAGAAGCTAAGACAGTTAATCTTGGAATTATGTATGGCATGGGTAAAAAGAAATTAGCTGACACATTATCTATTACAGAAGAAGAAGCGGTATCTTTATTACAAAAATATAATGAGAAGGTTCCGTTTGTTAGAGACTTAGCAACAAGAGTTTCTGCCTTTGCACAGAATAAAGGAATGATAAGAACACAGCTTGGTAGAAAATGTAGATTTGATATGTGGGAGCCAAAGGGATTTGGTTACAAAAAAGCATTGCCAATGAATGAAGCTCTAAAGGAATACACAAATATAAAGAGAGCTTTTACATACAAAGCTTTGAATCGATTGATTCAAGGATCAAGTGCTGATCAAACTAAAAAGGCAATGGTCGATTGTCATGCGGCAGGTCTTACACCGACATTGACGGTGCACGATGAATTATGTTTTAGTATAGAAAATCAAGAGCAAT